GACCAAATCCGTCGTGAGCAGGAATACGCAGAAAAAATAGGGTTAATGAAGGAGGGCGGCTCTATTGCCAAAAATAGCAAATAGGAAAGAAAAAGAACGTTTAAAAGAAACATCGTTGTACAGAGAGTATCAAATAGAAAGAGACAATATTGACGAGAGCTCGCGAACCGTTGAGCTCTCTTTTTCGTCTGAAGCGATAGTGACTAGACAGGGATGGCTTTCTTCGTGGCAAGAAGTTTTAGGGCATGAAAAAGGCAATGTTGATTTAACCCGTATCAATGAGATGGGGGTGTTGTTGTGGAACCATAAGAGTAACGTTCCTATAGGTGCAATAGAGTCTGCGTGGCTTGATGAAAATGAACGAAAATGCAGAGCAAAAGTTCGCTTTGATGACGATGAAGAAAGCGAAAAAATTTTTAGAAAGGTCGTAAACAATACACTTAAAGGCGTTTCTGTCGGTTACCGTGTAACAAATTGGGAAATAGTTGATGGAGACGAAATAAGTACATGCGGCCGATTCACAGGGCCTTGCGAGATAGCGAGAAAGTGGGAACCACTTGAGATAAGTATTGCATCTGTTCCAGCAGATGCAACTGTTGGCGTAGGTAGAAGTTTAGATGAGGAGGGGGATAACGCAATGCCAAAGCCTAACGAGAGAGTGGATGTAGTAGAGAGAGTCTCACCAGAAGATATAGACCGCGTAACAAGAGATGAGCGTGTTCGCACTGCGGAAATATTGGCAATGGGGCAAAGATTTGAAATGGATCTCAGCGAGCATATTAGATCTGGCGATTCGGTAGAAATGGTTCGAAAAATAGTCATGGATAAACTTGCGGAAGAAAGAAAAGCATTAGCTCCTGCTGTTGTTACCTTAGATGAAAAGGAAAAATTTAGAAATGCTGCCCGTGACGCATTATGTCTGGCGCGCGAAGCATTAGCAAAATCTGGAGAAAGTACAAGGGGCGACATGATGGAAATGATAGGGAGAGCTCTTACTACCTCCGATCTTCCCGTTATTTTGGGTGGAACAGCTAATTTAAGCCTTATGGAAGGGTGGGAGAGCGAGGAAGAAACATGGCCTATTTGGGTTGACGACACGGGGGTTGTGAGTGATTTCAAAATCCACACTACAGCTCGTGCCGGCGACTTGACTGATCTAGATAAAGTCAGAGAAGGTGGCGAATATAAATATGCCGAAATCTCTGAAACTTTTGAACAATATCAGGTGGCCAAATTCGGTAAATTATTCTCTATTACCCGAGAGGCTATCGTAAATGATGATCTTGGAGCAATTACAGATATACCGAAGCGTATGGGAGAAGCTGCTCGTAGAAAATTAGGAGACATCGCATATGCGGCCTTGACCAGTAATCCCAAAATGGGTGATGGAAAGGATCTCTTTCATGCAAATCACGGCAACTTAATGACAGCTGCCGGCATCAGTTTTACAAATTTTGAAGCAACAATAGAAGCTCTTGGAAAGGCTATCGAAGCTATGAAAAGCCAAAAAGATATTGGTGGAAAGCGTAGGCTCAATATTCGTCCAATGTTTTTTATTGCTCCAGTAGCTCTTGAAGCCGTTGCTCGGCGTTTTTTTGCACAAGAGCAATCTCCAATGACGATTACCTTAGATACAGGGCAGAGCGTTGCAATGGGAAATGGTGCAAACCCATACGCAAAGGATTACTTTACATTGGTTTTCGACCCGAGACTTGATGACGTTAGTCAAAAAGCGTGGTATTTAGCCGCTCGAAAGGGAAAAACTGTCAGGATGTTTTTCTTGAACGGTGCAAAAGCACCGTACCTTGAGCAGCGACAGGGCTGGTCTGTCGATGGAACGGAATACAAGGTGCGTATTGAAGCTGGCGCAAAAGCAGTTGATTGGCGTGGTCTTGTAATGAATCCTGGAGCATAGAGGAGGGGGGATATATATGAGTAAAGAAGCTGTCTATTTGCAGGAAGGCAAGGTAATAGATTGGAAAAACGATACAACCTCTAATGTGTTGGTAGGCGAGGTTATACCTTTTAAAAATATTGTCGGTATCGCAGTTACTAACATAGCAATAGGGGATGTAGGCGCCGTATCTATTTCTGGTGTATATCAAATGCCAGCAGTGAAGACAACGGCATTTGAAGTTGGAGACAAGCTCTATTGGAATGATACGGCAAATCAGTTGACAGCTACAGCTACAGATAATACATATGCTGGTATTTGCGTTGAGCCTAAGAATAGTGCTACGGAAATTGCACTAATAAAGCTGGGATAAACGGTGTCGGGATTTAAAGATTTTGTCCAGAGTGATTTAACAACTTTCTTTAATTCCTCAGAGTTCGCTTCGTACCATGTGATAAATGACAAAGAAATCCTTTGCGTGATTGATGAAGACCTCATACACGAGCGCCGCCTACAGTCGAGAACAGAAGCTGTAGACGGCGTTTTTTCCAAAGAGATCATTCTTTATGCTAGGGCTGCTGACATGGAATGTGAACCCTTACGAGGAGAAGAGTTCCGGCTGGACGGATCTCTTTTTTTTGTAGGGGAAGTCGGGCATATCGGTGGTGTTTTAGAGATTACATTGGTGGCGAATGAATCATGATCGATTTAAACACAGAAAATATAGAACATACTCAGAAAGCATTAGCGGGAATTAAGGGAGGGGCCGAAAAGGCCCTTTCCCGTTCCTTGAATAAGGCAGTAAAAGGAATCAGAACAGATGCTGTTCGATCGGCGCGAGAAGAATATGTTGCTAAGGCAAAAGACATACGGAGTACGATTCGTCTTAAAACTTCGAGGTCAAATAATTTAACGGCAAGTGCAGTATCAAGAGGTCAGCGGATTGATCTTTACAAGTTCAAGATTCGTAAACAGAACGCAAAACAAAAACGGCCGGTGATGGTGCAAGTTAAAAACGATGGAACTATGAAGCCTTTGTTCCGAGCTTTTGTTGCGACTATGAAAGGTGGCCATACCGGCATTTTTGAGCGTGTCGGGAAAAAGCAACTTCCAATAATAGCCCTAACAGGTCCGGCTGCTCCGACAATGATTGGCTCAGAAGCAGTTCGTACGTCTATAGAAGAAAATGCCTTGCGACGTTTTGAGAAAGAGCTTGACCATCAAATCATCTACTTAATGGAAGGAGGCCGCTAAATGTGAATGACCTTGTCGATTCAATTTGTGCGTTTCTGGGTACTGTCGTTGCAAATTATTCACTTGAAACAAACCAAAAAGCTACAAAGTCTCCGCAGGTTGTCGCTGGGTGGCTTCCTCCCAAAAGATCGAGCGACATCCCCGACTTCCCTTATGTCATTGTACGAGCTTCAGAAGGCAAAGACTCTGAAGAAATGGCCACTGTTACGGTAAAAATACTGGTTGGCACATATGCGGAAGATCCGAACGGATTCCGGGATGTTCTGAACATCATGGAACGAATTCGCATTGCATTTGGAGAGCAGCGTGTTTTAGAGAAAAAATATAGGATGGAATACCCTTTTTCGTGGCGGTTGTTTGATGACCAGCCATATCCTGAATGGGCTGGTGAAATTACAACAACGTGGGTTGTGCCACTTCCACAGGAAATACTTTCTACAGAAGAGGAGGCTAGAATTTATGGCTAAAAAGCCAAAGACAATACCCAAAGTAGAAGAAATAGATAGAGTAACATATTGCGGCCCCAGCATTCCCACGCTGGGGCTTTTGCATGGCTCTACGTTTGTTGGGGGCTTGCCGGAACAAATAAAAACTCTGGCAGATGATAACCCATTCATTAAGCCTCTCTTTGTGGAGCCACAAGACGTTGGAATAGCTTTAGTTGCTATTTCTACGCATGGAACCGTTCTTCACTCCCTTGCAGGGCGTGCCAGGAATATATCTATAAAACGAGGTGAGAAGGCATGAGCTATTTCCATGGAGTAAGAGCCTCTGAAATTCCTACAGCGATTATCCCGCCCGTGAGACTCGATAGCCCCGCTGTAGTCATAGGAACTGCACCTGTGCATATGAGTCTTGATGGAGTTGGGAAGACGAATGTCCCAATTCTTTGTTACTCATATAAAGAAGCTGTTGAGGCTTTCGGCTATTCTGCCGATTGGGGGAATTATTCTTTGTGCGAAGCCATGTACACGTTCTTCGCTCTTTTCGGTGTAGCACCAGTCGTTTTTGTAAACGTTCTTGACCCTACGACGCATAAAACACCTGTAGCCAGCGAGTCTGTTGGCATTG